TTCACTAGTCACAGCCGTCGGTCCAACATTACCTTCATCTGGTAATGTTCATTGCTTAATTCAATTTTAATATGAATATTCGTCTTATTTTTCATACATTGATGCAGTTTATATCATTGTTTGCTTTTATGTATGCACTAGTATTTACAAACGTATCTATATATTGGTGGTTTGCTGCTGTTGGTATGTGCTTCGCACTGGCGGTATTTGGAATGAGTATTGCTTATCATCATGGTGTTTGTCATAAAACATTTACGTTTTCGAGACCGGTTGAGATCGTTTTAATGTGGTTGGGAACATGGGCAACTCTACATCCTCCACGCTCTTGGGCAATTGCGCATCATGCCCATCATTTGTATGTTGATACAGAGCATGACCCGCATTCACCAAAATACAAAGGTTGGAAGGTTTGGTTTTTCTATAATCATAGAGTGACCAAATATGATATTAAAAATCTTCTTATATTTAAGAAGTTGTTTAAAGATAAGATGGCTAGTTGGATGGAAACGACGGTGGGGTTTTGGACAGTAATATTGTCGTATCCATTACTTGCGTTTTTAATTGGTGGTTGGAATGGGTTACTATTTTTGTGGCTAATACCAAACGCTTATATGATTACCACTTCACTAGTATTTACAATGGCACACGATGATTATGGCGCAACCAAATCACCGCTATTAGCTATGTTTAGTTTTGGAGATGGTGATCATAAAAAGCACCACGAACAATGGAATTTCGTAGGAAATTTCCACATATTCTGCGCAAATTTGATTGGAAATAAAAATGGCGTACACGTTCAGTAAAGCGGATTTAGCTACTTTAACAATTCAAGATATTCGACCCCTCGTGCAGGGCTCATTCAACAAGCTTCTTCAGAATATGAAATTTCCCGTCGAAGCAAAATCCAACACTTCAAAACGAGAGTTTCTTGAACAACTTCTTCAAAGTATGATTGCTAACCCAGCAACATTTGTTATGAAAATAATGGATGATGATCTTACAGTTTCATATAGTATTGGATTTGTATCAAATGGAATTTATAATATAAACTTTACCTTTTTAGGTCCAAATAAATTGGGGTCTTTGTCTTGGGCGTTTTTAGCTGAGGTGTCTCAATCTCGATGCGATTTTTTAATAAGTGAAGGAGTAGATCGCGTTCGTTGTTTTTTCACTCCTGAATCAAACATTCCTGCAGCAATGGCTCAATTAACGTGCTACCAAGTAGAAACATCAGAAACTCAAATTGGAGTTACACCAAATATGCCAGGATGGTCCTTTACTCCTTTCGACAGAACTGTAATAACATATCTATTAGTTGATCCGAGCTCTCCATGAAGTTTCTAATGAATGTGGGAGCTGAGAAGGCTGGTACAACTTGGCTATGGAAATATTTCGATAATCATCCTGATTTTATCTCTTGCGGTAAAGAGATGAATATTATAGAACGCGACACATTTATTCCTACGTTCACCAAATCTCACGAATTTAAAAAAGACCTCAATGTGTGGTTTAAACATGTCGCGTCGCTAGATAAACCTACGGGCGACTTTACCCATTACGAAGGTAGCAGTGAAAATATCTTTAGAATGTTTAAAGATAAATTTGAAGAAATTGGTGTAGATGTTGTCCCGGTTTATATAATGCGAGATCCTATTTCGAGAGCTTGGTCGAGTTGGAATATGTTTTGTGACTTTATGGATATTCATATAAGACCGGCATATAGTAAAATAGACCCTGAAAAGTATGCGATAATAGAGAAAATATATGATGGGTCTGGACGGCTTGATTTCAATTTACATCCAATGTCCCAATTATTTGTTGGCTCTTATCTAAACCCTAAGTACCAGAACACTATTCAAACTCTTGATAACGTATTTGATGAACCTTTGTACTTCTTCTATGAAGATTTCTTTAACCAAGAAAACATGGATTTAATATGTAATAGAATGAATATGTCTAGTATGAAACTGGACCCGACCCCAGTAAATATGGGCACTAACCACAACCCAGCACCAAAAGAGTTTATCGAAAAAATATGTAGCACATATACATATAAAAAGAATGTGAAATTTGTATTTGAAAGGTTTGAAAATGTCCCTTGGAACATCTCTGATTACGAAAAAATCTAAGCTTAAACCTGAATATAGAGATATTTTTCTAACTGCAAAATATTTTATTGAAAAACCTACTAATATACTAAACCTCGAAGAGTGGTCAACGTGGTTTAATCCCAAACACCCTAACAATCCAATTGAGGAAACATTAGTTAATTTCCTTAAAGATGAACAGTATGATTATGCTGGGTACACCATTGAATATTGGTTTCAACACCAACTACAAGGTAATTACCTAGCGCCCCATTGCGATTTTAATCACATAATTAGATGTCATCAAGGAAATGATAATGGTGCATGGTTACATACTGTAGATAAATCTCGCATTATGTCTCCTATAACTATAGGTTGTTATTTACAAACAACAGACCTTGAAGGTGGTAAACTAGCTATTTCAAACCACACATGGTTTGAAGAGCCAACTCCTATGTTTGTTGATGAGGACCAAAATAACAGAATTAGAGCTGCAAAGGTTGAATTGTTTACTCCACAGGTAGATGACGTAATTTACTTTGAAGGATCTAAACATTATCACTGGATTGAAAAAGTAATACGCGGCGAGCGTAAATCGATGATGATTAATTTCTGGCCTTTACGTCAACTAGCCATATAAATAGTTGTAATTAAATGAATATTATACTATAATAATGGGGTGAATGAGTATGAATGGTGAGTGGTGTTATTTTGATTCTGTTTTTAGTAAACAAGAGTGTGAAGATATATTAAAATCAACTGAGTCTGTTATCGGGCAAAAAGCTGCTTTAGGTGTAGAAGGTACAGTCCGTGATGAGGAAACTCGAAGAAGTACAATTAAGTTCTTACACAATAAAGACTCACGATTTCAACATATTTTTGATAAATTATGGAAATTAGCTATTGAAGCTAATGATGATTTTTTTAGATTTCATATAACTAGATTAGATTACTTACAACTTGCAGAATATACAGCTGAAGAGCGCGGGGAATACAAGAACCACCACGATGTTTTTTGGATTAATAATGATCCAATTTATCACCGTAAGCTCTCAGCAATCATTCAATTAACAGATCCAGACGAATATGAAGGTGGTGATTTCCGCCTTGTTGACGTTCAAGAGCAGCCTGATGCTAAAGCTATTAGAAAGCAAGGTACAGTTATCTTTTTCCCTTCATTCTTTACACATAGAGCAGAACCCGTGACAAAAGGTACTCGTCATTCGATTGCTGCTTGGATGGATGGGCCTAAGTGGCGCTAGTTTTATGAAACAACCGTTTGATTATTGGGTATTTGATGATTTCCAGAGTGATGATTTAGCTCATAGGTTATCAAAAGACTTTGTACATTACTATGATAAAGATTGGTTTGTGTACGATAATCCCCTTGAAGTTAAAAGAAGCTTAAACAATTGGTATGATTTTCCTCCAGACACATATAACTTTCTACTTTTCTTAAACTCACCGAAGTTTTTAAAGAACCTAGAAGAAATTACGGGTATAAAAGGACTACAACCTGATCCTGGATTGCATGGTGCTGGGTGGCATATACATGGAACAGGTGGCAAGTTAAATATTCACCAAGATTATTCTATACACCCTAAACTAAAACTTCAACGTAAACTCAATCTCATTTACTATCTCAGCGATGTATGGAAACCTAAATATGGGGGGCATTTAGAGTTTTGGAGAGGTGATGAGAAGAATGCAGTTGAAAAAGCGGTAGAAGTAGAGTGCAGATTTAATAGAGCAGTCCTATTCGATACTACACAGAACTCATGGCATGGATTTCCTGAACCTATTAAGTGTCCTATTGGTGTATATCGTAAATCAATTGCTATGTACTATCTTATTCCCCCTGAAGCAGATGCACCTGATCGTAAAAGAGCGCTATATGCTCCTTACAAAGAACAAGCTAATGATCCCGCTATTCTCAAATTAATTGAATCAAGAGTGAAATTGTAATGAAGAAAAATGCTAAGATACTATTGATCGTTATGTTTAAGAACGAGGCATCTGTCATTGAGCGTATGCTTGATTCTACTATTCCGTATATCGACCATTACGTATTCCAAAATAATGGATCGACGGATGGCACAGATAAGATCGTCAGAGAATATTTGATCAAGCACGAGCTAACTGGTGAAGTATACGACATCGAAGAGGGGTGGGTTGGTTTTGGTTATAATCGCGACCATGTATTGCAGTACGCTCAAAATCTAGATCACGGTTGTGATTGGATTATGAAGATGGACTGTGATGAACTCATGGAAGTTGATGACGACTTTGACTGGTCGCTGCTTGATAATAAAGATGCACAAGCATTCCATATTACAGCTATCTCAGGTAATTGCATCTACTACAGAGCGTGGATGTGGAACGCTAATATTAAATGGGCGTTCAATCACGATCCGTGCCATGAAACAATCTATAATACAGATCCAACAGTCGGAGATAGATTCCCACGTGTAGATCTCCCACCCTCATTCAGACAGATTGGTTTCAACGAAGGTCAATCCTGGTCGAATCCATACAAGTTCATTAGTGATGCTCTGATTCTCGAAGAGAAAATGATTAGAGAGAATACGTTCGCTGAAGATCTCTATCACTTTTGGTATATTGCCAAGTCTTATATCGATGCTTATCCAAGTAATGCGTTTCCCTTAGGTGAATCTCAGCGTAGAGAGTTCGCCAAGAGAGCTATTTACTACTTTCAAGAGTTCTTAGATCACGTCAATACAAACAGAATACAAAATCATCCTAATGAAATGGCGTATGCTGCCCTTCTCATGAAAGCAGAGACGCATAGATTCTTAGGTGAACATGATCTTGCTCTCAAGGATTATCAAGAAGCAGGTGGTCACGTACCTCAGCGTAATGAACATCTTGTTGGCATGGCTCGTATTTACGAAGATATTGGTGACTATGATAATATGCTAGCATGCGCAGAGCTTCTCAAAAACCCCGGACGTGTATGTCCATTCCCTACGTTTACTGTATTCATTGACCGCGAAGCGTACTATGATACGGGTACATCTATTGAAGAACTGTATAATAGAGCTGTAGGGCTTGCAACGGTCGAACGGCCGCTGCGGGTAAATAGTAGCAGCTCTAAGAGAATGTTCATCGTAGATAATTTTTATTCAAACCCTGATGCTGTGCGTAGGTTTGCTCTTGCTCAAGAGTTTACAGATGATACCAGATGGTATAAAGGAATGAGAACCACTACTACATTCCGTACTCCTGAGATTAAGAGACGCTTTGAGGCAATCATAGGTGAGAAGATTGTTGACTTCGAACAAGGTTTTAATGGTGTGTTCCAATTGATGCGTGCTGAAGATAAACAGGTTTATCACTATGACACTCAAAAATGGGCCGCAATGATTTATTTAACACCTGATGCTCCGATCGAATCTGGTACAAGACTTCATAGATCTAAGAACAACGGAACACGGCATAGAGATCAACCAGAAGCTGATGATGCGTTCCGAGGTAACTTCTATGACTCAACACAATTCGATAATTGTGATATAGCAGGTAATATATATAATAGACTGGTAATAATGGACGCAGGTTCATTCCACTCTGCGGGACCATACTTCGGTGATTGTCCGGAAAACGGCAGACTCAGCCATCTTTTTTTCTTCGATTAGAAGAGTCTTTTTTTTGTTTTAATGTTTCTGATATTTTTCTTTTAGTCTCTTCAGATCTAGCTATACCTTTATTCCACGGCACTCTTCCCTTAGATTTTTGTCCTATTTTTTCTTTTGTTTCAGGAGAATGTTTTTTTCCATACATACCATTGTTTTCTTGTGCGTGAGAGTTAGGATTATTAATATGGAATTCTTTGTTCGCCGCTGAAAGTTTTTGTCGTGTTTCTATTGTTCTAGGATTAATTTTGTGTCGTATTAATTGGGCGACACTCATTTTAGTTTTAGTTTCAGGTGTAATTGGTAGCCTATTGTTATATTTACCTATTCCCCATTTAGACTTAATAGATTGAGAAATTTTTTCTTTTGTTTCTCCTGATAGTATTTTACCAGAATGGGATTTTGACATTTTAGCTTTTGATATAACATTATGTTTTTTACCTAACATATTTGGGCCACCGCTAATTCCATTTTCTAATACTAAATTAGACCATGCATCAGACTCGATGATATTATTATTTAAAGAATATTTAATAGCAAAATATGTACAATCTTTTTGATTGTCAAATCCCCATATCTCTATTGTTTTAATAGTAGCTTTATGTTTTTTAATATGTCGTACCCAATATGTGCCAGATCCATTATATTTAAATGGATTTTTACGAGTGGTTTTACAAAAATATTTGACTCCACAATGCTGACACTGTTTAACCATAAGATAAATATTTAACATGCTGGTATCTCCTGTTTAGATATTAGAGTAGTTGGGAATTACTACTTCCGTGAACTACATTATATTTATAAGAAAGTGATTTTATAATGACAATCAAATTTAGTATTATTACACCTGAGCACGACCCTAATAACAAGGATAACCTGCTTGAATTATGGGAGTGTATTCAAGCACAGACTCATGAAGATTGGGAATGGCTTCTATACCTCAATAATAAATGTCGTGTGTCTCATCTACCTGAGTCCATTAAAAAGCATCCTAAGGTAAAAATTCACCGCACGGAAGATGATAATAAGAACGTGGGTGCTATCAAGCAAAAAGCGTTCATGATTGGTTCAGGTGATGTGCTAGTTGAAGTCGACCATGACGATTTGATTACTCCGAATTGCCTTCAAGAGCTTAACAAAGCGTTTGAAGACCCTGAAGTTGGCTTTGCGTATAGTGATAACGCAGTACTCCATGAAACAGATACGTTTGTTCCTTATGATGCATCCTTTGGTTGGCAACATAGACAATTTGATTGGAAAGGTCAAACACTCACAGCAATGAGATCGTTTCCACCGACCAGTCATTCGCTAACATATATTTGGTATGCTCCTGATCACGTTCGTGCTTGGAGAAAAGATGTTTATGCTAATATAGGCGGGCATAATCCTGATCTTTCAATATGTGATGACCATGAGTTACTGATTCGTACATATCTATATACTAAGATGCATCACATTGAAGAGGTGCTTTATATCTATCGCGTGACAGGTAATAATACTTGGATCGAACGCAACGAACAGATACAGCAACTCACAGTACAACTAGGTAATCAAAACGCTCAGAAACTAGCTGAAAAGGATGCTGATGTTAGAAAGCTATTAAAGGTTGATCTCGGAGGAGGTTTGAATCCTTTTCCTGGTTATATTACAGTCGATCAACGCGAAGGTTCTGATTACGTATGTGATTTGAACGATGGTATTCCTCTTCCAGACAATTCTGTAGGTGTTCTAAACGCTTCACATATTATTGAACATTTACACGATAAAACTAAGATTATGTATGAAATACATCGTGTGTTAGCTCATGGAGGGTGGGCTTTTATAGAAGTACCTTCAACTGACGGTAGAGGTGCTTTTCAAGATCCTACTCACGTATCTTATTGGAATGAAAATTGCTTCTTATACTATACTGACGCATATCTAGCACAATACATTGATAATACTACGATTCGCTTCCAAGAGTTCAGGAGAGAGACGTATTTCCCTAATGAATGGATGAGAAACATGAATGTTTGTGTGACAACAGCATGGCTTGTTGCAGTAAAAGACGATTCTCATAGATATCCACACACGCTTAAAATTTAATCATAATAAAATCATCGGCTAAGTAGTCTTATAAATATAAGAAACTACACTAGAGGATAGAAATTATGGCAGTTCCAACAACAAGGGACGAGTTTAAAGCGTATTGCCTAAGAAAATTAGGCTCACCTGTAATTGAGATCAACGTAGATGACGATCAAGTAGAAGATCGTATCGATGAAGCTTTGCGTTATTACTGGGATTATCACTTTGATGGTACAGAGAAGATTTATTACAAGCATCTAATTACTGAAACGGATAAAATAAACAAGTACATCCCACTTCCAGAAAATATTATTGGTGCTGTGCGAATATTTCCTATTGCTGATACATTGGTTGGCTCTAACGATATCTTCAATATTCGTTATCAGATTGCTCTAAACGATTTATACTCACTCACATCTGTCTCTATGGTTCCTTATTACATGACTATGGAGCATATTGCTCTGCTTCAAGAGCTTCTAGTTGGTCAACAGCCAATTCGCTATAACCGGCATAAAGACCGTTTGTATGTCGATATGGACTGGAACCGATCCCTAACAACTCAATATTTGGTAGTCGAGGCCTACGAGGTTGTCGACCCTGAAGTATATTCAGACGTCTATGCAGATCGTTGGCTTTTAAACTACGCTACTGCAAAGATCAAGTATCAGTGGGGTTCTAATCTAACCAAGTACAGCGGGATGCAACTTCCAGGCGGCGTACAATTCAACGGTGAACGTATTCTTGAAGACGCTGCGCAGGAAATTACTAAGATGGAACAAGAGATGATCTCTTCTTATAGTCTTCCAGTAGCAGATATGATTGGCTAGAGAGCCTACTTTTTATAAATAGATCGAAGGAGATCTAAAATGAAAAGTGGTTTTGTATATATTTGGTTCGATAAAAAACATAAAAGGTATTATATTGGTTCACATTGGGGTCAAGAAGATGATGGTTATATTTGTAGTTCTACTTGGATGCGAAGAGCATATAAAAGAAGACCTCGTGATTTTAAAAGACGAATATTAGTAAGAGTAGTTGAAGGTAGGGGAGATTTACTTGCTGAGGAATATAAATGGCTTCAACTTATTAACACTAAAGAATTAGGTTCAAAATATTATAATATTCGCAACCATCATCCAAATCACTGGACAGCTGATAAAGACAAACGTATATCAGTAGGTGAAAAAATCTCAAACACGATGAAAGAAAAGCATAGCGATCCTGAGTATCGTAAAATATATGAAGCGGGGCAAGCCAAACGAGATTATACTCAAACTGAAGATACAAAAGAAAAAAGACGTGCTTCTATGGTTAATACAATGTCTGAAAAGTTTCCTGTAGAAGATCGAAAAAAACGTCTTGAATTAGGTTGTGATGAGTTGAAAACAAAGCTCAGCGAGGCTTCTAAAAAGCGATGGGAACAACCAGATGCTAAGGAAAAACAAGCAGTAATCTCCCGTGAACTTCACTCTGGTAAACAGCACAGACTGGGACATATAAATAATAGTGAACACAGACGTAAAATTAGTGAGTCGCTAAAAGGTAAAAAGCACTCCCCAGAGAGAATTAGAAAAATGGCAGATTCAAAAAGAGGGACTACGTGGTCACCTGATAGAAAAGCAGCACATTCTATCCGTATTAAGCAAATGTGGGCTGAAAGAAAAGGTATATAATGACATCGTCAAACTTCTACTTTAACAACTTCACTAACTCAATGGAGCAAGATCTTATTGCTTCGTTGGTCGTAGAAAGTATTGCAATATACGGTCATGCTGTATACTATGTACCAAGAACAATTGTTGCAAAAGATGAAGTTTATGGTGAAGATACACTAAGCACATATAAATCTGCTTATGATATTGATATGTACATATCCTCATTTGACTCTTATGGAGGCGATGGAACATTTCTCTCCAAGTTTAATCTTGAGATTAGAGATGAAATCACATTTGTTGTCGCTCATAGAACGTTTGAGAATGAAATTCAGACTCAATCTGATCTAATTAGACCTAGAGAAGGTGATTTGATCTACTCTAGAATGATGAAACGTCTCTTTATTGTCAAGTTCGTAGATGAAAAAGCTACATTCTATCAAATGGGGGATCTACAGTCATACAAGCTGACATGCGAAGTATTTGAATACTCAAACGAAATCCTTGATACTGGAATTCCTGACATTGACGCGATTGAAGACAAGTTTTCATACGCCGGTACAGGTAATACTTCTGTATCTAACACAGCATTCGATACAGCTCTTGGTGATGTATTTGCTACTAATGAAGAGCTACAAACAGCTGGTTATGATATTATTGATTGGTCTACTATCGATCCTTTTTCAAGTGGTAATGTATGAAATACATACTTTCCACTGAAATTAATGAACAACGTTCTAAAAAATTAAAAGGGCGTACTGTGTCAGAAGAAACAAGAACAAAGATGAAAGCTTCTATATTAGCATATGTCGCTCGAACTAAGGGTGTAGCATAATGTTCGGTATCACATTCGGTCATGGGACCATTAAAAAATATGTTATATACTTCGGGACTTTGTTTAACAACATCCATCTCAATAGATATGACAACAATGGTACGCTTATTCAGAATATGAAAGTGCCTCTAAACTACGGACCTAGAGAGAAGTTTCTAGCAAGAGTAGATAGTAATCCTGATTTGGATCGCCCTATCGCAATTCAACTACCGCGTATGTCTTTTGAGATGACTAATATATATTATGACACAGCTAGAAAAGGCCAGACACTTAACAAGATTACAGCGGTTAATCCAAATGATCCGGATAAGAAGTTCTGGCAGTATGCTCCTGTTCCATATAACATCGAGTTCCAGCTTTCTATTATGGTCAAGAACGCAGAAGATGGTACATATATTATCGAACAGATTCTACCATACTTTACTCCTGAGTGGACGGCGACGCTTAAAATCAATCCAGAGCTAGATATTAAGTACGATGTACCTCTGACGCTTGATAATATTAATTCTGAAGATACTTACGAAGGAAGCTTTACTGAGAGACGGGCGCTTATTTGGACTCTTAACTTCTCTATGAAGGGTTGGTTATTTGGACCAACAAAGGGACTAGATGGGAGCGGTTCAATCATTAAGCATATCGATATTAACCTATTAATTCCACCAGCTGGTGTTGCGGTAGATGATGCAAGCCGTCAGAATACAGACCCGTCAGTTGAAATACTAATCACACCTGGTCTAGATGGCAATAATGATCCATTAAATTGGTATGGTGAAGCTAACACAGCGAACCCTCCTAGACCTACATCTGTAGCTGCGAACACGATTAATTCGGACGACAACTACGGATTCATCATCGATTTTACGGAAAACTTATAAATGTCAAAAGATCTAGATAAAGCCTTAGGACTTCCATCAAATATAGAACAGTGGGGTAATAAATTACCTACCATTGTTGAAGAAGAGCAGCTTTCCAACGACGAAGAGATTGTAGAAGATACAAAGACCGCTCGCGGCGGGTTGTATGAAGCTCTCGAAAAGAGTCAAGAGGCTGTTAACGATATGCTCGAGATTGCTCAGTCTTCTCAGCATCCAAAAGCATATGAAGCACTCAACGCCGCTATTAAGACACTAGCTGATATTAGTATGAATCTAGCCGATTTGCAACTGAAAAAGCAACGACTAAATGGAAATACAAGTCGAGGCGAAGGTGGTGATAATCAAACTGTAAACAATCTCTTTGTAGGCTCAACGGCTGAGCTACAGAAGATGATTGAAGATATGAAAAAATAAGAATGATTGATAAAAGCAACTTAACTGGATATAACGGAAATATCAATCTCAAAAAACCGAGAAGAGTATACAATTGGACCCCTGATCAAGTTCAAGAGTGGATGAAGTGTGCTCAAGATCCAATTTACTTTGCTGAAAAATATATTCAAATTGTTCATGTTGATCATGGACTTATTCCTATTATAATGTACGATTATCAAAAAGAGATCGTAGAAAAGATTACGAATCACAGACGTGTTACAGTTGTAACTAGTCGCCAGGCTGGTAAGACAACAACCGCGGCTTGCGTTATACTTCATTACATCTTATTCAACGAGAATAAGCTAGTTGCTCTTCTAGCAAATAAAGGCGATGCAGCTCGTGAAATTCTCGACCGTGTTAAGTTATCATATGAATCACTTCCTGATTGGATTCAGCAGGGCGTTGTATCTTGGAATAAGGGGTCGATCGAATTAGAAAACGGGTGTAAAGTTATTGCTGCTGCGACTACCTCTTCTTCTATTCGTGGTAGATCTGTTAACCTACTGTATATCGATGAAGCGGCCTTCGTTGAGAACTGGGACGAGTTCTTCTCTGCTGTTTTCCCGACGATTTCATCTGGTGAAACTACAAAGATTCTATTCACATCAACGCCGAACGGCCTGAATCACTTCTACAAAACATGTACCGGTGCTAAAGAAGGCACAAACGGATATCAATTCGTCGAAGTACCTTGGCAACAAGTCCCGGGTCGTGATGAAACGTGGAGACAAGAAACTCTTGCTGCTATGGACTTCGATCATGAAAAATTCGCACAAGAGTTCGAATGCGCTTGGTTAGGGTCATCGGGGACGCTAATTTCTGGAGCGGTGCTTAAGACCCTAACCGCACAGGCTCCTCTTGTAGCACGTGATGGACTAAAGGTTTACAAAGAGAAAACCGGCAATCACCAATACGTTATTATATGCGATGTATCCAGAGGTAAAGGGCTCGACTATTCTGCTTTCAGTATAATCGATGTTACGACAATGCCTTATCATCAGGTTTGCACATATAAGAACAATATGGTCACGCCACTCGATTATTCTGGTACGATCTTTAGAATGGCTAAAGCATACAACGATGCAACAGTACTCGTCGAGATTAATGATGTGGGTGCTCAGGTTGCCGACTCATTATTCTACGATTTTGAGTATGAAGGTATCATCTATACTGAAAACGCAGGTGCTCGTGGTAAGAGAATCTCAGGTGGCTTCTCTAAAAACGGTGGTACAGAACGCGGCGTTAGAACTACGAAGACTGTTAAAGCAGTCGGCTGTTCTATGCTGAAACTACTCGTTGAACAGCGTCAATTGATCATTAATGACCATGACACTATTTACGAGCTATCAAGATTCTCTAAAAAGGGTACATCATACGAAGCTGAGACAGGCGCGAATGATGACCTTGTTATGGGACTAGTATTGTTTGGTTGGTTGTCTGATCAGCAGTACTTTAAAGACTTAACAGACATTAATACACTTATGAAGCTTAGAGATAAAACAGACGCTGAACTTGAAAGCGATTTAATACCATTCGGTTTAATCGAGACCGGCCATCCTGAAGATTTTGACGAAGTTTTAGATTTGACCAAGAACCCCTCAAAGGAGTTTCAGTTCTTCTAATCCGGTATTTTATAAATATACAAGAGAATATAACAAATTATAACCCTTTCTACAGGAGAGCTAAATGGCGGTACAAAATTTCGGTTCAGGTGGTGGTTTTCAAATCAGCCCAGGAGTAAACGTATCTGAGATTGATCTAACTACGATCGTTCCTTCAGTTGCAACAACAGTCGGCGCGTTCGCTGGCGTATTTCGCTGGGGTCCAATCGACCAACGCGTACTCGTTTCATCTGAAAATGATTTAGTTGCTAAATTCGGCAAGCCAGCTTCGATCAACCCTGAAACATGGTTCACTGCAGCGAACTTCCTTGGCTATTCAAACGCACTTTACGTAAGTCGCGCAGGTAATACAGATACAATGTTCTCCGCTGTTGCAAACTCAGGCGCATTTTCTGCTAACGCAGCGCATACAGTTAAGAACGTTGATGACTATGAAGTAAAAGACGGTTCGTTTGATCCAAGCGTTCAGTATATTGCTCGCGCTCCAGGTGCTATAGGTAACTCCCTAAAGGTATCTGTATGCGACACAGCTGCTCAGTATCAGTCAACAATCAACCTTCTAAGCAGCACAGTGTCTGGTACAGCTAATAATCTATTCCTTGGTGCGGCTACAAAGATTGAAATTGCTGTTGGATCTAACACAGCTACAGTTACGCTTGCTAACACAGGTGTGCTTACAGGTGATACGCCAACTCCATATGCAAATAACGTTGCAGCTAAGTTTAATGTCGGCGATTTCATTGAAGTAGGTAACTCTTCAATCGGTAAGCAGTCACTTAAGATTACAAACGTCGGCGCAGTTCTTGTTCAGAATACAACAGGTACAAACACTGGTGTTGCTACTATCTCGCTTTCACTAGCGCAGCCACTTAAGATTGCTACAAGCGTAGATACGACTTCAGTAACTCGTTTTTGGGAATACTTCAACCAAGTCGATGTTGCTCCTGGTCAGTCTGATTATGTTGCATCAAACGGTAACACAGCAGCAAGCGATGAAATGCACGTAGTTGTTGTAGACGAAGACGGTGGTTTCACAGGTTCTCCTGGCGCTGTTCTTGAAGTTTACAAGCAGGTTTCACGTGCTACAGACTCTAAGCTAGCTGATGGTGGTTCAAACTATTACAAGAACGTAATTAACACACGTTCCAACTACGTATGGTGGGCTTCCGATCGAACAGGGGCTGCTTCGGCAACTGCTGCATTGGTTGCAGATTCTTCTGCTGATATCCCGCTAACAATCTCCTTCCAAGGTGGTGTTGATAGTGATGAAACAACTACTCCATTCGCAGATATTGCTCGTGCTTATGACCTATTCTCTTCACCTGAAGAAGTAGACATTTCACTTGTTCTATCTGGTAAGGCACGGGGTGGTACTCACGGTGAACAGCTTGCAAACTATCTAATCGATAACATCTCTGAAGTTCGTAAGGATTGTGTAACATTCGTTTCACCTCGCTACGATGACGTTGTAAATGAAACACTTAACGCAAGTGATAACATTGTTGAGTTCCGTAATGCGGTTCGCTCTTCTTCATTCGCAGTTATGGATTCTGGTTATAAGTATCAGTACGACAAGTACAACGATGTAAATCGCTACGTACCACTTAACGGTGACATTGCTGGTCTATGTGTTGTTACAGATAATACTCGTGATCCATGGTACTCGCCAGCAGGTACTTCGCGTGGTAACATTCGTAACAGTATCAAGCTAGCGTTTAATCCTAACCGTTCACAGCGCGACCTTCTTTATAAGAATGGTGTTAACCCAGTTATCTCACAAGCAGGTCAGGGAACTATCTTGTATGGTGATAAAACACTTCTTAACAAACCATCAGCATTCGATCGTATTAACGTACGCCGTCTGTTTATTGTACTAGAAAAAGCAGTTTCAACAGCTGCTAAAAACTTCCTCTTCGAGTTCAATGACGAGTTCACAAGAACACAGTTCATTAACCTTGTAGAGCCTTATCTACGTGACGTTCAAGGCCGTCGTGGTATTACAGACTTTAGAGTTATTTGCGACGAAACAAACAACACCGGAGAAGTAATAGACTCGAATAGATTCGTTGGTGACATTTACGTGAAACCAGCTCGCTCAATTAATTTTATCCAGCTCAACTTTGTTGCTGTTAGAAGCGGTATTGAATTCTCTGAGATTGTTGGCTAGAGGTACAGTTTTTATAAATAACTCTGAAAGGAGTTATTATATGAAGAATGGATTTGTTTACATTTGGTATGATCGGAAACACAAGAGGTATTATATAGGAAGTCATTGGGGCAAAGAGGATGATGGTTATATTTGTTCATCAAGATGGATGAGAAATGCCTATAGTCGGCGCCCCAATGACTTCAAGCGAAAGGTTTTATCACGTATAGACTCACAAAGAGGTGATCTTTTAGCTGAAGAATATCGCTGGCTACAGATGATTGATCCTGATGAGTTGGGTAAAAAATATTATAATTTAACAAAACATCAAAACGGGCATTGGACAACAGATCATCACAAAGCAACGACATTAAGTAATAAGCTCTCAAAAATTATGATGTTGAAGCACCAAGATCCTGAATATCAACAAATATACATGCAAGGTAGAGCTAAAGCTACTATTTCAAATAAAGGCAAGAAGCGAAGCAAAGAATTCTGTGATAATATCAGTAAAATACATTCAAATCGTTCTCAAGAAACTAGAAAAAAGATTAGTGAAAACAACAAAAGATTGATTGCTGAAGGTAAAATAGGAATGAAAGGGAAGACTCACTCCTTTGAAACAAAAATGAAACAATCCGAGGCTGCTAAAAATAGACCAACTATCACTTGTCCCCACTGTTTGAAAAGCACGAATGTGATAACAAATTACAATAGATGGCACGGTGATAATTGTAAACATATAAATAAATTAAAGGAGAACTTTTAAATGGCTTTTCAAATTAACGACATCAGAGCGAATTTAAAACTGGGTGGGGCACGTCCTACTCTATTCGAAATCGAACTAACTTCACCGTTTGACTCTGATCTAAATACAATTGCGCCGTTCATGACGCAAGCTACCTCTATCCCGGCTTCTTCAATTACACCAATCGAAGTTCCATACTTTGGTCGTAAGATTAAGGTTGCGGGTGATAGAACGTTTGACAACTGGTCAATCAACGTCATCAACGACGAAGATTTCAAGGTACGTCATGCTATGGAAAGATGGCACAACACTATTAACTCGCTTCAGGGCAACCTGAACAACACGGGATCTTCAGCACCTGCGAACTATAAGTCACAGGCTAAAGTAAAGCAGTTCAGTAAAGCTGGTGGATCTCCGATTCGTGAGTATAAGTTCTACGGTATCTTCCCAACGGATGTATCTGGAATTGAACTAAGCTGGGCTGATACAGACCGCATTGAAGAATTTACCGTGACATTTGCTTATGACTGGTACGAAATAGTTGGTGGAATTACCGGTACTGTACAATAAATTTAACGTGAGAGTATATAATTATGGAAATTTTTGGCTTTGACATAGCTAGAGTAAAGAAGGAACCCATCTCTTTCTCTGCAAAGCAGGAAGATGATGGAGCCGTTGTTGTCGCTGAAGGTGGCGTATATGGAACTTACATCGATCTTGATGGCTCTATTCGCACTGAAGCGGAACTAGTATCTAAATACCGTGAAATGTCAACGCATCCAGAGATGGAACAAGCTATTGATGACATTGTCAACGAAGTAATTACCCAAGAACCTGAGCAAGCACTCGTAGAACTACTTCTCGATGATTTAGATCAACCAGATAGAATTAAGAAACTATTAAACGAAGAGTTTAAAGAGACTCTTCGTTTACTACAGTTCAACAATATGTCATATGAAGTATTTAAGCGTTGGTATGTAGATGGTCGTCTTTACTATCACGCGATTACTAACGAAGATAATCCTAAAGAGGGTATTACGGAACTCCGCTATATCGACCCTAGAAAGATTCGTAAGATTCGTGAAGTAAAGAAGAAGTCTCTTGCTGGTGCAGCTCATCTGTCTAAAACTACAGCTGAGTATTACATGTACAACGATAAGGGATTCTCTAAGACTTCCGGTACATCAGCTATACCTACAAGCTCTGTAGGCGGTATTAAAATTGCTAAAGACTCAATCATTCACTGTACATCTGGTTTAACATCAGTTAATGGTGATCTAATTCAATCTTATATACATAAAGCTATTAAACCTCTAAACCAACTACGCACGATGGAAGATTCACTAGTCATTTATCGTATTTCACGTGCTCCTGAGCGTCGTATTTTCTATATTGACGTTGGTAACTTACCTAAGGTCAAGGCTGAGCAATATCTTCGTGATATTATGACTAAGTTTAAGAATAAACTAGTGTATGATGCTTCGACAGGTGAAGTACGCGATGATCGTAAGTTTATGACGATGTTAGAAGATTTCTGGCTTCCTCGTCGTGAAGGCGGAAAGGGTACAGAAGTTACAACACTCCCTGGCGGGCAAAACTTAGGCCAGATGGATGATATTTTATACTTTCAAAGAAAGCTATTCAACTCTCTAAACGTTCCAATCTCTAGACTAGATCCAGACGTACAGTTCAGCTTTGGTCGTAATACAGAAATTTCAAGAGAAGAAGTCAAGTTTGCTAAGTTCGTAGGAAGACTACGTAACAAGTTCAGCTTGCTATTCTTAAATATTCTTGAACGTCAGCTTATTCTAAAGGGTATTATTACTCCTGAAGAGTGGGAAGACTTCAAAGATGTAATTCGCTTTAAGTTCTCTCAGGATAACTATTTCGCTGAGTTGAAAGAGACAGAAATTCATCGTGATCGTATGGCTATGCTACGCGATATCGATGATTATGCTGGTAAATATTATTCTCATGAATGGATTCGCCGTAATGTTCTACATCAGTCAGATGATGAAATGTCTGAAATTGATAAGCAGATCAAGAAAGAGCAATCCATCGAACAGTATTATCCTCCAATGGAAAATGCAGAAAAACCAGGCGGCGCTTCAGAACCCAACGAAACCGACTCAGAAAGCATGGAAGTTCGGGGCGAGAACTAATTTTATAAATAAAGATACACCAGTAAAGGAACAAAGTTTATGTCTGATATTAACGATCTAATCAGTCTTGCAATTGATAAGAATCCAACCGAATTCGCAGAAAAGTTTAACGAAATACTAGCTGAAAAGGTAGCGGTTGTTCTTGAAGAGCGTTCTGTTGCTGTTGCTTCATCACTATATGTTGAAGAAGACGAATTCGATTTTGATGACGAAGATCTAGACGAAGATATTGATCTTGATGATCTAGATATTTCTGATCTTGATGACGAATTTGAGGACATCGATGATGACAGCGAAGACGCTTAAAGACTTCTTTGAAGTTTACAGACCAAAAGCCGGGGATGAGCAGAAGTTCGTCGACAAGCACGTAACGATCAAGCATAAAGATCGTAACGGCAATAGCGACGATGTGTTCAACGGCAAAAAAGTAAAGTATAATAAGCGCAAAGAAGAGCGTCACGGATATGATTCTGGTGACGACGAAGCTGTGTATGAAGATTACTCTGAAGAAGCTCTAGACAACCTTATTACTGAAGGTAAAGTTGGATATAAGCATTATACGATTACTTCCGGTCCAGAAATGCGCGGTATGGGTGAAGGTCGTGTTGATCACGTTGAAGGACATCCTAAAAAAGCTAGTAATCTAGGTATTAAAACAACACAAGGCGGCGAGTTACATCGTACTCGCCGCGTTACAGTTAAAAATAATAATACAGGTGATGTAACCCATCACCATGTATACCAGAGCGAATGGCATGAGCTAAGCCCTAAGCCAACTCTTTCAGTAAGACATCTCGGTGCTGCAACTAAAAATCACCCTGAACATCACAATGTTCTTAAGCATTACCTCGCTGGTATGACAAAGATTAAACCGCTTTCTGAAGAAACTCTTGACGAAGTACAGCGTGTAATTACTCGCGGGCGACTGATGGATCATACTATCGGTGCTGACGCTGTTAAGAAAAAGCAAGATGGTACACACCGTATTGCTCGTCAGTTCTTCTATCGTAGTGGTACTACGTCAGAAGGACATGCAGGTAATATTTCTAAAGAACTAACAAAATCTGGTATCAAGCACACTGTTGTTGATCACGGCACGGAAGATTATAAACCATTTCGCGGCGGTGCTTCTACATGGGACGCAAACCATCACTGGGTTGATGTTAAGATTCACGACAAGAAAATGGAAGTCGACGAAGGCTTTGATAACGCTCCAACTGAAGCGCTTATCTTTGAAGAGCTAATTGAAGCTGGAAACACAGACAAAACAACATTCGAAGAAGCTTCGATGGCAAATATCGCTGTAATGAAGCAGCTTTCTCTTATTGAGAGCATTCTTGACAGTGAAGATCTATCGCCTATCAAGCGTCGTACGCAATTCAATGAAGCTGAGAAGAAGCTTGCAGTTCTAGAAGCTGCTCGTGACCTTGCAGTATTCAAGCATATTGGTACAGACATCGAAGAAGGTGTTTCTGTAACTAAGCATAACTACTCTTGGGGTAAGATGATGACAGTGCACGATGGTTCTCATCAGTCATTCCCGCTTTACCCAGAACAACAAGATAGAATCCGTGCTATGAGCAAAGGCGATAAGACTTCGTTCAAAGATGAAACAGGTAAAACTATTCATGTAGAACGTACAGGAGCACTTGTACATCTTAAGCAGTCTGATGGTAATAGAACTGCTTCTGTTGGTTATCACCACTTTAAAGAAGAAGCTCTTGACGAAACAGCTTGGGATAGTGAACTAGAAGACCATCACCCACGTAAAGTTCAAGGTGTAATGGGTGTTAAATCAAAGAGCTTCCAAAGAAAGTTTAAGAACCAAGCTCATCAGGACAAGTTCTTTGATCATCCTGATCGCGAAGGTAATTACGAAGTTCAATACGTTACTAAGCTTGACGAAGACTATAAAAAAGTTAATGATCTAAAATCTAAAGGTGAGTACTTCGCAGCCAAAATTGGACACCCTAGAAGCTACAGGCCTCATTTCGGAATGAGGTCTAACCTCGAACCCTCAAAGATGGAATTCTTTAAAGGTCACGATAGCGTAACTTATGCTACTCGTAAAGATAAACTAACCAAAGAAGATATCATTAATAAAGCAATCGAAAGATATATTCCAGAAGAAGTTGAACCAGTAAGCACTGAAGAGTATATTGTTGCTATAATGGAAGATTATAGTGTGAATCACATTCACACTATTCTAGAACTATACGATTCGCTAAGCGAAAACAATCAAATCACAATGCTAGAGACACTTGATACTGAAAACGGTATCAATAAGTTGCTCGACTTTGTTATTGAATCAAGAGGTGCATAATGGCAGTTACAATTACATCTAATAGAAAAGGCTGGTCTGCAGTTATACACGTTTCTGAAGCTAATACTTCAATTGTTATTGCAGGTAATAATTCTGTATCTAACGTAGCTATTAGTGACGAAGTACTAACTGGTGCTTACATTACTCAGGTATTCTGGGGTAATGGTGGTACAGGTCAAGCTAAGATCCTTCGAGGCGGGGTATTAGTGGGTGCTTATGACTCCAGCGGGTATTATGATTATGCTGGATCAGGTATGCCGCTTAATGTAAATGCATCAGCAAATATTGATGTTCAATTTACAGATGCTAACCAATATCTATTTTTCGAAATTCAGAAACAGGGCAATCTATTAGCTAACTCTGATTACTTCCAGGCATAAGAGGTTCTAATGAAATTAATTACAGAAATCTTTGACGAAGTTTCCTATATTCAGGAATCCAAAGAAGATGGAACAAAGAACCTCTTCATTGAGGGAGTGTTCCTTCAGTCCGCTATTAAAAACCGCAACGGTCGTATATATCCTGAGCATGTAATGGATAAAGAAGTTGCACGTTATATGAAAGAGTCTGTCGATGCTAAGACAGCGATGGGTGAATTAGGCCATCCGTCTGGGCCACAGATCAATCTTGATCGCGTTTCACATAGAATTGTCAATCTTCGTAAAGAAGGTACAGACTATGTTGGTAAAGCTATGATTACAAACACACCGATGGGTAATATTGCTCGTGGCTTAATGGAATCTGAAGTACGTCTAGGTGTTTCCTCGCGTGCTATGGGTACCCTTAAAATGAATAAGCAGGGTATTAACGAAGTTCAAGACGATTTTAGACTAGCTACAGCTGCTGACATCGTTGCAGATCCTTCCGCTCCAAATGCTTGGGTCGAAGGAATCATGGAGTCATTAGATTGGGTCTATGATGAAACACGCGGATGGGAAGCAATTGAGATTGTAGAAGAATCCAAGAAAGCTATTGATAAAGCTGTGCAACAGCGCGCTCTTCAAGAAAGAAAGTTTGCTCTCTTTGAAGATTTTATCAATAAACTATCGAAATCGGTAAAATAATAAATAACGTTATTACAATAAAAGAATTTTTCTTATTAAGGAGTATAAAATGGCAGACACGTTAAACACTGTTGATGTCGACAACGAAGACGAAATTGATACAATCGAAGAAAAT